GGAATCTCCGGAAGAAAAGGCGGAATCTCCGGAAGAAAAGGCGGAATCTCCGGAAGAAAAGGCGGAATCTCCGGAAGAAAAGGCGGAATCTCCCGAAGAAAAGGCGGAATCTCCGGAAGAAAAGGCGGAATCTCCGGAAGAGAGAGCATTCAATTTGAAACCAGAACAGAAAAAATGTCCCATTGGGTATACACAACATCCTAAAAAATCACGTAAATGTGTCAAAAATGAAGATATACGTAAATCCTCTTATACTAAAAAGAATAAATCCAAAATTCCGGAAATTCAATCCCAGACCGACGTTCTTCCTGTAGAAGATATTTCTCCGGAACAACACCCAATCGATGAATCGATGGATCCTAAAGCGAAAGTGAAAGACAAAACGAAAGTAAAAGAATATCCAGTCGATCCGGAAAAACAAGAATATGATGATTATCTTCAAAACCCAGATAGCGATGCCGCCGATTCTTTTTTATATCCACATTTACTTGATCCAGATTTTAATACTAAAATTGCATCGAAAAAAGAATTCAGTGATTTCCGGTATGATGGTAAAATTCATGATGTTGCAAAACAATCGCAAATAGAATGCAAAGCCCCTTTTGAACTTTTACCGAATCAACAATTTGTAAAGAACTTTCTTTCGATTCAAACTCCCTATAATAGTTTACTCTTATACGCTGGTTTAGGAACGGGCAAGACCTGCGCAGCGATTGGTGTTACCGAAGAAATGCGAATGTATATGAAACAAGTCGGTATTGTCAAGAAAATATTAATCGTTGCTTCTCCCAATGTTCAATCGAATTTCCGTTTACAATTATTCGACGAATCGAAATTACATGAAATCGGTAAAAAAGGTAGTGGTGTTTGGAATTTAGATACATGTGTTGGTTATGATCTTTTGAGAGAAATACAGACTACGAATATGACAAGAGAATATGTGATTCGCAAAATTAATACCATTATTCACGAATATTATGATTTTATCGGTTATGAATCTCTCGCAAATTATATTGAAGAAATGGCGGGATTAAGACGGTCCGGTAACAATGATATAGAAGACGATGGAGATGTGGATGAAAAACGTATTCGCCGCGTGTTCGACGATCGACTGATGGTGATTGATGAGGTTCATAATATTATTGGAAAAGAAGACAATGATAATAAACATACGTCGAATATGATGATGAAATTAGTCAAAGTTTGCGAGAATTTACGTATGCTTTTTTTATCTGCTACCCCTATGTATAATTCTTACAAGGAAATCATTTGGTTGCTAAATATCATGAATATGAATGATCATCGATCTACTGTAAAAGTGGAACAAGTATTTCTTGAAAATGGGGATTTTGTAGAAGAAGTAAAAGATGCGAATGGAACTATTTTACAAGAAAGCGGTAAGGATCTTTTGAAACGGAAATTAATTGGATATGTTTCTTATGTTCGTGGAGAGAATCCATATACGTTTCCTTATCGTATTTATCCTTCTCTCTTTGCTGCCGATGAAAACCAACTACAGAAACAAACTTATCCTAAAATGCAAATGAATCGAACGGAAATTACTACGCCTTTACAACATTTAGAAATATATGTTACCAAAATGGGAGAATATCAAAAGAATGGATATGATCTCTTGATTCAATTTGCAAAAGATTATCAACCGAATTTTGAAGAAAAAGAATCCTTTGGATATACTGTTTTACAGGGTCCAATTAGTGCATTGAATATGATTTATCCGAATGAAGATTTAGATACGTATATCGCTAAAGTAAACCCAAATCCACCAAAAGAATCTACTGGATTTATGGGAATTACCAGTATTTTTGGGGGAGAAGGAAAAGGAGAAGAGGAGGAGGACGAGGAATCGAAAGAAGAGGAATCGAAGGAAGAGGAAGAAGAATCGAAGGACAAGGAAGAGGAAGAGGAAGAGGAGGAGGAAGAAGAATCGAAAGAAGAGGAATCGAAAGAAGAAGAATCGAAGGACGAGGAGGAGGAATCGAAGGACGAAGAGGAGGACGAGGAATCGAAGGACGAGGAGGAAGAATCCAAGGAAGAACCCGAGCGAAAAGTAGTATATACCAAAGAACAATTGAAAGAAATCATACGTAATCTCCATGGTTCTAAAGGTCTACAAAATGTCATTTCTTTTTCAAAACCAGATGCAAATATTCCCCTATTTCATGATTTTGAATATAAACCGGAAATTTTGAAAAAATATGGCCGAATTTTCCAGAAAGAAAATATTGTGAAATATAGTGCCAAAATCGCAAATATTTGCGACATTATTTCTAAATCGACTGGCATCGTTCTCATTTATTCCAAATTTATTGAAGGTGGTTTGATCCCTATGGCTCTAGCATTAGAAGAAATGGGATTTCAACGATATGGGGAAGCCAACTACACGAAATCATTATTCAAAGAAAAACCGGTGAATTTTATCCTAAACCCATTGACCATGAAACCAAATGGTCCAACCGAAACTTTTACGGCTAAATATGTGATGATTACTGGTCAAAAATATTATTCTCCCAATAATGAAGCGGATTTGAAATTAGTCACCGATTCTTCCAATACCAATGGAGAGCAAGTTCGCGTTGTCCTTATTTCAGAAGCCGGCTCCGAAGGTCTAGATTTTAAAAATATTCGCCAAGTGCATATCCTAGATCCATGGTATAATATGAATCGCATGGAACAAGTCATAGGACGTGCAGTAAGAAATAAAAGTCATTGTTCATTACCTATTAAAGATAGAAATGTAGAAATTTATTTACATGGAACCTATATTGATGCGGAAATAGAAGCCGCGGATATTTATTTATATCGGTTAGCAGAGAAAAAAGCGCTACAAATTGGAAAAGTAACTCGAGTATTGAAAGAAACCGCTGTAGATTGTCTTTTAAATATTGATCAAAAGAATTTCACCCAAGAAAAAATGGCACAAAATCTCAATTTGACATTATCTACCAATCAAAAAATCATTGAATATCCAGTAGGGGATAAACCGTTCTCCAATATGTGTGATTATATGGAGTCTTGTGATTTTACTTGTAGCGGTAAACCACCTACCGAAACAAAACCCGAAATCACACCTACTTACGATAATTATTTCTTACAAAACAATCATCCGCGTATTTCGAAACGAATTCGTCAAGTATTTCGAGAGAAAGTATTTTATACATTAGAAGATCTCGTAAAAGAAATCAATATTATTAAACCATTTCCATTAGAACAAGTCTATTATTCTATTTCGGAATTCTTGAAAAGCCGTGATGAATGGTTAGTAGACAAAAAAGGTAGAAAAGGATATCTTATCCAGAAAAATGACGTATATGCATTTCAACCATTGGAAATTGCGAATGAAAAATCTTCTATTTTTGAGAGATCGAATCCTTTAGATTATAAACGTAAATCGATTCCCATTGAAATGCCGAAAGATCCTATTCTTAGTGCCAAACCTTCCGTTGCTCCTACGAATACTACTAATTCGGTAGTAGATGAATATCAAACCTTGTTTCAGCAATTGAAAAAAGATGTAGAAATGGTTCTAAATACTTCTTCTTATGTAAAACCACTGAAACAAAACATGAATTGGTATCGATATGCGAAATTATCTTTTAAAGTTTGTATTGAAAAACATAAGATGGATCGAAACGATGTCATTCGTTATATCGTTTATCATCATATGGATTGTTTACCTTTGAAAGATCGATTGGTGTTTTTACATAAATTATTATCTACCTTTGAATCCCTTTCGATCCCGAACGACAAAGATGAATCCATTGAAACTCTCTTGAAAAAATATTTTATGGATAAAATAGATCCAAGTGATTCTCAAAAAAAATATATTGTAATGCATTCTAAAAACAATAACGTGGTGTATTCTCTCGTGAAAGATAGTCGTTTATGGAAAGAAGAACCCACATTTCCAGATAATAATACATGGATACAAACGTTTGATATACGTAAAACCTTGATAGATAAAGTAAATGCTGAATCTAACAAAGAAGAATGTAATGTCGGGTTTATCGGTATTTTTAAAGAAAATTATGGATTTAAAATCAAGAATCTCCTAAATACTCGTCCAAAATTGGGAGCGGGAGCTTTATGTGATCAAGCCGATAAACAAAAACTCATCGGAAAAATAAATGCCCTTTTAGAAAATATGGGAAGGACCAGTGAAGTCTATACGAAAGATCCAGTTCATGGACAAAGTGCAGTGGAACGTCCAAATTTATGTATTATTTACGAATTATTAATGAGGTCTATTACGGAAAAAGAAAAGAAATGTTGGTTTTTATCACCCGAACAGGCAATTGCCAGTGATTTAGACCATTTCATGATAAAACCACAAACCTTGTTTGGAATTACGAATTACGTTATTAAAACTTAGAAATATATTTTATTTTCTCTCGAATAATATAAAATATATTTTTTACAAGGTATACCATCGATTGTGTATAAACTAAAAAATATTTTTATATTTTGGGACGTTTGGGCATTGGGGGCGTTGCCGTAAAGAAATGAGGTATTTTATATGCTTCTATTTCTTTAATTAATTTTTGGTCATCCGCTATAATCTTTCTTAATTCATCTCTTCTTTCAAATATTTTACCATTGGCCGCTATCGTTTCTTTCAGTGTATCTATATGTTCTAATAATTGATCTATGGTTGGTTTCATTTTTATAAATAATTGATTCATTTTTTTCCGGTTATGTTCCGATATAGAATGTTTCTTCTTTTTTTTACTTTCCGGATATTTCTGTAAATGTTCATTCACAAAACATTTCATCTTTGAAACACCGTCTCCTACCTCATATGTCATTATTATTATAAAATTGGTAATATCTGCTTTGATATCTCCTTCATTGTTTGGTGCATCCGGATTACCGTTTTGATCACAATTCAATGCTTCTCTTTTTGAAGTAATATTTTTAGCATTATCTTTATTTTTATCTTTTTCATTCCCATATTTTATATAATATTTAAAACTTCGATCATCTAATAATGTAATATCTATGTCTGAACTTTTGACGTCCAAGTCTTTACGTAGTGTATGTTCATCCGATATCGTCAGTATATGTATACGGGTGTATTTAAGATCCTTATAAAATTGAACCATTGGAATATTAGAACTCGGGTCATTTATATATGGGAAATACATGTCATGAATTAGTTCGGTGGTTTGGTCTAAATATTTTAATATCTTTTTAGCTTCCGTTTTAATATATATCTTATTTGTCTTAAATGCATATTTTAATGTATCAAATTTTAATTTCATATCACTAATTTCAGCTTCACAATTATTTATTTCGGTTTGTATTCCACATATTTCATGATCTGCTGCGGCTAATGTTTTAGGATCATTTGGCTTGACCCATTGTGCCGCTAATATCGCTTGTGTAGCTAATGCAGTTATAATAGAAGCAGTGATTCCAATTGCCATAATCCAACCTGCAATTGGGATAAGTAACGTTACAGATAAATAAAAAGCTAATATACCCAATGTCACATTAATCGTGGCTATTGCGGTTGTAATTCCAAAATCGACCGCACCCGCTTCTGCTTCTGTATAAAACATTGGTCTTCTTTTTGCTGAATCTTCATTAATAAATGTATTTATATCGAATCCTTCTTTTTTTGGAGAGACATTATTTAGTATAATTAAGGTAATCCAACTTATTATAAAAATATATACGAATATTTTTAATATTAATTTTAATTTTAATTCCATTGGATTAAATAACCTTTTTTATATATTATACAGTTAATATTTTTACATAAGATCGTCCTATTTTTGCTAAATTCGATAACAATATATGTATTACCTTATATTATAATTATATATGGTAATATGAAAAATGATATTTTTAAAGTATGTTTTTTAGACGAAAAAGGTTTTCCGTTTCAATATTTTCTTTTTTCTGGGAATGAATCTAAAAACCATACTACGAGAGAATTCTTTAGCAATGTTGAATGGGAATATGTATTGAAAGCTCAATTAGAATCGCATATTCATATTTGTGACTATACCCGTATTCATTATGACGATTCCATTCATACGATCAAAAAAAAGATTGCATATTTTCAAAAGATTGCTAAAACCGAAAATTTTTTAATGGAAGAAATGTATTTATTAGCAGTCCTGGAAAAATCCTTTCATCCGTTGAAGATTTTTAAAGATATTACGCAACAAGATACGAAACCATTTACCAAAGCAATGTTGGATCAATTTCTAGCAAATTATCACGGGTTGGCTTTGAATGATTTAGAAGATACCATTTTTCAACATCCATTGTATATTTCGAATGATGTATTTACTTACGAGGATTTATTGGAATTTGAATGGTTTTATTCAAATACACCGATAAAAACGAAATTATGTAAAACGGCATTGGGTTTCCGTTTTATTGAAAAACCACATGAATATAATGACAGCCGCATTCATCTAAATCAAGATTTATTTGCAAATAATCCGTATGACATTTTATTTCCATATGTTTATAAACCCTCCAATCAAGTTCGATTGAATGCCTTTCCAAATGATTTTCTATTTAAACATGGTAAATTGATCGAAAATACCATTTACGTTTGTCTTTTACCTAATTTAGAACTGTTTTTAGAAGAAAAAAATCAACCGCTTTCGATTTTAGATATTTATTTTCCTAAATTAGAATCAACCGCATCTATAGAAAATGATGATGCATTCTGGGAAGAAAATAAATTAATAGATATGATTTTCGATATTCATGATTACCGAAGTGAAATCACCTATAAAGAATATGGTATTTCCTCTTTTCATTTCATTATACATCCGGAAATTCCTAGCAAATTACCTTTAGAAAGTTTCTTTAAAAATATCCATGCTTCTATTCAAATACCATTGATTCAGTATAATCCAGGATTAAGAAGAGAAAAAATGTTGAGGTTGTATTTTACCCATATTGCTAAAAATGGAAATAAAATACCATTTCTAAAAAAAGAGGTGGTGGAAAAACTGACCGAAAAACCCGGTAAAATATCCAATATATCCATGTTTATGCCAGTAGATGTAAATATTGCCAATCCTACTTTTATTACTGTATCTCTAGAAGCAAACGGAAATATTGTTATACAGGGAGAATTGGAAACGGCATTAATGCCAGAAGCATTTAATGAATGGATATCGATGATGATTTATCCCGCAATACATCAATTAAATACATTCACTCAACAAACCGGATATTATATACGGCCATTTCATAATATTCTGGATGATTTTATTGAAGTAATATCGCTACAATATCGTTGTATCGTAGATCTTCCTAAAAAACTAGAATTGGAAAAATACATGGGGATATTTTCTCCCATTTTTTACAATGAACTTTCGGGAGAGAAAAAAAGATATAAGCGTATCGAGTATTTTCAACGAATGAATCCAGAAGAAGAATATATTTCTGAATTATTACGAGTTACTCAAGATCGTAAAATGATTCAATCCGAATTACGTAAACAATTTCCAGAATTGTCGTATGATCAATCGAGAGAAATCATGCAGAAATACCAAGAGAAACATCAAAATACGATTGTTCCTGGGAGATATACCAATTCGAAAATCGAAGTTCTAAATCATACTGGTTTCCCGGTTCAATTTCAAAAATCCACTTTTCTAAATGAATGGAAAGTAGATGTGCAAAACATTACGTCAGTTCATTATGTTTCGTTTTTACATTTGTTTTTGGATACTTTATTTCAAATTAGTCAGTCTCCCGAATTAGTGCCTAAAGAAATATATGAAAAATATAAACGTAAAAAAATCGTGAATGCAACGGTGGATACGAATACGAATGTAATGGTTACTGCGATTCCTGAAAATATGGTTCTTCCCGTATTTAAAGATGATGTTATGTTTGAAGATGAATCCTTTGAATTGGATGTAGAATATGAACAAGACGAAGACGAGGAAAACGAGGAAAACGAGGAAAACGAAGGCGGGGGTAGGAAAAAAAAAGAAGTTACGGAAAATACGGAAATTGTTCCTAAACCTACTAAAAAACAGAAGGCGGATTCGGATTCCGAAGATGAAAACAAAGATAAAGATGAACAAGGAAATTTAAAAACACTAGATAATTATTTCAAACGTAGAATCAAACAACGCAATTTATTATTGTCTAAAACCGGATTTACTAAAATTTGTCCGGCCAATGAAAAACGTCACCCGATTATTTTAACCGAAAAAGAAAAATTGCAAATCGACGAGGATTATCCAGATCCAAAGAATAAACCGTATAATCATGCATTGAAATACGGTTTAGATAAAGAAGATAAACCGTTTTACTATATTTGTCCAAATTATTGGTGTATTCAACCGGGGAAGGAAGGCCCAATCACCGAAGAAGACGTTGAAAATAAAAAATGTGGGGAAGTCATTCAAGATCCAAAAAATATCCAACCGGGAGAATATACTTACAAATGGAGAGAAGGATTCAATGATCCCGGATTTGTGAATCGAAAAGTAAAAAAAGGCGTGGTGATAGATCCTAAAACGGGAAAAGAAATATGTTATCCTTGTTGTTTTCAAAATTGGTATGGAAAAGCACAAAAAGAATTGAGACAAAAATGTAATCCAGAAGAATATGCAGTAGAAGAAAAAAAGAAAAAGGGAAATAAGAAAAAGACGGAAACCATTGCTGCTCCACCGATAATACGCGCACGTAATGTTTTACAGTTAAATTGGGTCCCCCTACCTTATCATCGTCAAGGATTATTACCGATTCCCATTCAATTCTTCCTAAATGCGACTTCTTATAATGCATGTATCGATTCGAATAATATGCCTAAATTGACTTGTCCTGTTCTCATTCGTTATGGCGTTGCGATGGAAAACCAATATTTCCTGGGATGTTTAGCCGAAATGTATTCTTATCAACGAAACGAGGTCGCCGTAAAATCCAATAAGGAAATGAGAGAAATATTATGTTCTGCCATTTCTCTCGATCGCTTTGTTCAATTACATAATGCAAGTCTCGTCTCTCTTTTTCAACGTCAGAAAGATGATTTTTTAGTAGAACCGGGAGAAGTAGTGACCATTGGTAATTATCGAGAGACGCAATTATATAAACGATTGGATTTACAAAACGATACGCATATTCATTTTCTAGAATCTACCATTTATGCCTATGAGAATTTTTTACGATATTTGAGAGACGAAACCGTGATATTAGATCCTACATATTTATGGGAAGCAGTCACTCAAAAAAATCCGGAATTTCTTCCTAGAGGATTAAATTTAGCCATTTTAGAAATTATGAATCAAGACATTACCAATAATGTGGAATTGGTTTGTCCTACCAATACGTATACTGCTCCTCTATATGATCCTAAAAAAGAGACGTTGATTATTGTAAAACAGGGAGACGTCTATGAACCAGTTTACCTGTATGAAATCACTTCTCTCAATCCGGAAAGATCCATTTATAAAAAGACTTTCCAAGTCGATTCTACGAATGATGTGGGAGATTTACCGATTATTTTGAAAATGGTGCAGAAATGGACGTTGGAACAATGTGGTCCTCCAAAGAGAACCTTTGAGCAGAATATTATGGCGAGAGAAATGGTGTTTTTACTGAATGATATTGGATATAAAGTTACTACCCAGGTTTTGAATTATCAACATAAAGTGATTGGATTTTTAGTGTTGGATAAAGCCGATCCTATCATCGCGGTTTTTGTCCCTACTTTTCCTTCTCCTATGATTGATAATTTAGCAAGTAAATGGATGGATGATCCTAGTTTATGGCAGGATCATGATGTTACATTACGTTTCTTGCAAAAATTATATAAAAAATCAGACAAGAAAATAATGTGCGATCCGCTTTTCCGGATTTTAGAAGACGAAAAAGTAATTGGATTCTTAACGAAGACCAATCAGTTCATTCAAATCATGCCATATATCGATAATCGGGATTTCCGCGACAAAATCGAAGTAATGAATGAATCGAATTATATTATTGCGGATCGTTCTCTCATGACAACCGAAAAAGAAGTCGAACCGCTTTTGATGAAAATAAAACCAAGACCATTGAATGAAAAAGAGAGAATGATGCGAAATATTCGTTTGGAAACACAATTTTATGCTGGATTTCGAAATACGGTTCGAATATTGCTAAATATGTATAAATCCCGACATGTGAAAGAAAATATTCGAAATTTGTTTTCCATGGAAAATATGTCGTATCGGAAAAAAAGAAAAAGAATCGAAGAACAATTGAGGGAATTATGTTCTGCTGAAAACGTTTTTACTTTCCAAGAATACGATGATGATGTTCTCTCCAATATCCAAGATATTTTTACTTGTCAAACCGATTGTGATAAGAAAACCTATTGTTTGACTTCTACGAAAAAAAACGGAACTTGTCAAATGATTCTCCCAGAAATGAATCTGGTCAATGGAGAGAAAAACGAATCGATTTATTTTACTAGAATGGCAGATGAATTATTACGATTTAAACGTATTCAATTATTTATGATGAAAAACGATGCCTATTTATATATTTCTTCCAGTGAATATAAAATATATGCAAATGAATTCGTGATTGCAAAATCGGGTTTAACGGAGGACTATTTCGATAAGTTAGAGAGATTTCCTTTGGAAAAATACGTGAAAACCACTACGTATGAAACCGGGAATCCATCTTCGAAACCAGCCAATCCTACCCAATCCTGGATAGATGTTTATAACACCGAAAAACGGGGAAACAAATAATTATTTTTTTTGAACAATAAAAAATAAATAATTTTATTGTTCAACCAACCTATTCTATTTACATTCTTCTATGTGTTTTTTTACTCTTTTTATTTTTATTTATTTTACCGCCTTTCTGATTGATAATTGTATTGATAGAATTTTCAAATAATTTATAACCATCATTCTTATCAAATTTGTCATAATCAAAAGCTTTCATGGTATTAATTACAAAATTAGAGTAGGTAGTGTTTTCTAATTTTTCTACCAACATTGGCATTAATTGGGTTTCAATAGTTTTACACCTTTTTACATTTCAAACGCCGATTTTTATATAGTCCTAAACCACATAAAAATCATTTGTATTTTTTATGGTTGTTTTTTCATAAAGATAATTTATAAAAAAATTGAAAAGGTTTTTATACATATTATTAACAATACAATAAATAATGAGTATTATTAAATTCATAACAAATAAGGAATTTAACAGAGATAGTCTGTTAAGCCCAGATAACTATTATTTAAATGAATGTGTAAAAATATTAGACAATATATTTAATTGTATAAAATGTGAATTAAAAGACATAGGTGGTGGATGTCAAGGTAGAGGTTATGTTTGGATTGCATTTGAATATTTAGAAAACCAAATAACAAAAAACATATGCATTACGGTTACGCATGAGGCTCTTGATGTTGAAATTGAAATATCTTGTGATGATAAACATAATTAAATAAGTTTTTAGGTAAATTAAAAAAATTAATTGATGATATGTAATTTTATTTATTACGTGATTTTATAGTTTTTCTTACTTTGTTTGTTCTCTTTTTGTTTCTCTTTGTTTTTCTTATTTTTCGTGGTTTTCTTACTTTTAGTGTTTTTCTTATTTTCCGTGTTTTTCTTTTTCCTCCATACATAAAATTATCTGGCTCATAACCTATATTATCTGCGTATTCTTTAATAATTTTGTCTATTAATACATTTTCATTTGGTAATTTTTTTAATAAAAAACTACTTAAATCCTGTCTCTTATATTCTTTTGTGGTTCCATCGGGAAAAGCAGTATCAGTTTCTGTTGTGTGTGACTTATACCAATCTTTAATATATTCAATAATTAATACTTTCGGGTTAATTATACCTATAATTATTTTATAATCCTCATTTTCTTCATCGGTTACACATGCAGGAACTAAAGATAATATAATTCTTTCCAATGCGCCATTAGCACATGTCATTCCGTCATTTTCATAAGCGTGTATACAATCTTGCAAAAATGTTTCTACATACATTTCTTTGAATGTAGCTGGTTGATTCAACACATAACACAAAGTGTAAAATATAGATTCACGAACTAATGGAGATTCAAGATAATATTTTAAACTGTTTAATCTTTCATTCATTATTTTCCCCAAATCACTTGTTTGTTGGGTTTTTATCTCTGCAGTGTTATCACTTTCACTAATTAGTGTTGAAATAGATTTATTAATAAACTGTGAATAATCTAAAAAAGTATTTGATAAATTAGTATTATTTAGACTTTCCTTCAAAAAGGTATTTAATTTTTCATAATTAATATTGGAAGCTTCGCGATGAACTTGTATTGCGTCAACACTTGGTGGAGTACGTCTGTGTGGCTTGTTTTCTTCTGATATACCACAACGATCAAACATGCTATTCATATTTGTTACGTTAGATAGGTTCCAATTATTTAATGGTTGGTTAAATTTTTCGCAATTTGCAAACATGCTATCCATATTTGTTACGGTAGATACGTTCCAACCATTTAATGGTTGGTCAAATTTTTTGCAATTCAAAAACATGTAACTCATATTTGTTACGTTATATACTTTCCAATCATTTAATGGTTGGTCAAAATTTTTGCAATGCGAAAACATGGACTTCATATTTGTTACCTTAGATACTTTCCAATCATTTAATGGTTGGTCAAATTTTTCGCAATTTGCAAACATGCTATCCATATTTGTTACCTTATATACTTTCCAATCATTTA